CGTCGGCAATAATCGGCGGTGGGCTGTTCCAGGCTCCGCCGGATGCCTGGCAGGTTTTCGGTCCCCCGTTGAACATCACACCGCGGGCAAAGAAGGGTGATGTCGTCAACAGCCCGGCTGTGCCGCCTATCGTCAGCGAATGGCCGATATCGACGACATGGATGAGTTTGGCGATGCCGCCGAGATTGGCGAGGTATTGCCCGGCGCGAAAATCGAATTGCCGCCTTTCGATCAGCGGCGCATTGCCCGAGCCTGTCGCATCATCGACCCATTTCAGGATCGGGCCCATCTGATGCACGCCGGAAATACCGCCTGTTGAAGGTGTGCCGCGCGTGGAGGCGATAGCGATCGTCCTGCCGGCGCCAAGCGCATCACTGTTACACACACGCAGCGAGCCATCCGCCTTGTCGACGAAGCCGACATAATCATCGAGCGCGCCGGGCGCAGCACCCGCCGGAATGATGACATTTCCGCCCGCATCGCTGAGCGGCTGAACGCCCGCGCCGTAGAGCGGCGGTACGATGCTCGTGGTGGACGTCGCGGCGTCATCTGCCCAGGCATAGCCGGTGCCCATTGCCGGCGCCGCGTTGAGATAGTCCGCTGCAAGACCGGCCAGCCTGCCGACGGATGTGCACGCCAGGATCGGATTGCCGCTGCTGTCGAACACGCCCCAGGTAAAGGTCTGGCCGTCATCCGCCCAGGCGAAGCCGGATTGCGCCTGCAACAGGCCGATAATACCGGCTTCCGATGCCTCGGCGCGGCTGGCCTCGTTGGTGATATTGGTTTGTACGCTCGCAAGCGTTTGCGTCGACACCTGTGTCCAGTTGCCCGAACCATTGCCGCCGCCGGTCTTCAGCCAGGTGCCGTTGTTTGAAGTCGTGGTGTCGCTGTAGACATTCCCCGTCGAATATTGCGCATAGTGATTTGCGCTGTCCTGCGAATAGAGGGCCGACAGCGTCTGCGCGCCCACAATTCCCGCGCCCACACCAGGCGTGGGCGAAATGATGGCGTCCCAGCCAGCTGCGGTATTCGTCCCGTTCTGAAAGATGACGGAGCATTCGAAGCTGTAATATTGCGTCGTGGTCGACAGCACGCCGATCGGCGAGACCACATTCGCGCCCGAGCCGCCGGCCACGGTCAGGCCACCGGTGCCTGCCACGAAGAGTTTGCAGCGGAATCCCGCCGGAAGCGTCGCGGGCAGGGACACGGTCACCGCGCCCGTACTGGTGAACAACAGCAGATTGCCGTTGTCGGCAGCGCGCACAGTGTAGGCGCCGCCATTCTGGAAATTCACCCCGCCGCCGGGCAACGGATTGAGCGTGATGCAGCCGGCATTGACGAGCGCGATCTGGTCGGCGGTCGAGCCATTGACGATGACGATCAGGCCGTTGTCACCGGACAGATAGGTCGAGCCCGAAGGCAGCGACGCAAATTGCATGTTCGCCGCCGGCGCAAGCAGGAAGATGTTTGCCACGGTTACTCCTCGCCATGTGGTAGCGGATTTCGGAATTGCGAATTGCACCGCTCGCCGGAAGGAGAGGGTGCCGGGGATCGTCTCAGCCGTGCTGGCGCGCTTGAGCGATCAATTGAAGTTGTTGTTGGTGGTGATTGTCTGGATGGAAGAAGCCACGCTGTTGCCGGCTGCGTTCACCGCGATGATCTGATAGTCGTATGTCGTGTTAGAGATGCCTGAAGAATCGTTGTATTGTGATGCATAGGCGGTCGCAAGATTGATCCAGGTCGGGCTGCCATGCAGCTTCCGCTGCACGATGTATTTTGTGACATTGTCGCCGGGCGGATTGTCGTTCCAGTTGAGCCCCACCGTGTAAGTGTAGAGCTTGGCGGCAAATCCCGTTGGGGCCATCGGCACGCCACCGGCGCCACCTCCATAACCCTGTCCGCTCGGCGTGTAGGAATATTCCGTGACAGCGGAAATATCCTGGATCGCGTTGCCGAAAATGTTGAAGCTCTGCAGCTTCAGATAAAGCGTGGCGCCGATATATTCCGTCGGCAGCGAGTAGGCGATCACCGAATTCGGCGGCGTGCCGAGTTCACCGAGATCGATACGGGTGAAGAAATCGCCGCTCGCATGGGCGCTTCCCGTCGTGCCGTAAAGCGCGCGCTGCAGATAGGTGAGATCGTTCGTATAGGTGCCGGTTGCCGAAACCGCGCCATAGGCAAGCAGTTCGCCGTTTCCCGGCGCCGTTGTGGTGAAAGCCTGGCAGATATAGCACAGGGTGCGCTTTGCATCTGCGTCGGCATTCGTCGCCGCAGTCGGCAGCACGCCTGCACTCTCAGTGAGGTCGATTGCGAGCGTATCTGACGTGTCCAGGCCTGTAGCCGCGGCCAGCGCTGCCGTGAGCAAACCCTGATAGGCAGGCGAGGTGATCGTGCCGATATAATCGTAGTTCACCCCGTCGAAGGACAGTGAAACGAGGCAGCCGCCCCAGTCCGCGCCACCACTCGCCGCAACCCATACCTGGGGCGAACTGCCGGGAATGATCGCGGATGACGGCTCGAAGATTGCGGGCGGATTGACGTCACCGGGATCGACATTGCGATCATATCCACCACCCTGCGCGCTTTGCTGGGGCATGTCATCACCATGAAAGCGAGTGAAGCTGGCGTTGCGCTCTTATTATCAATCAGCACGCGACAGCCATTTACGGCGCCGTGCCGATAGCGCCGGGGAATTCTTCTGCCACGACGGAGAGATTGCCGTCCTCGTCCTCATCGATCGTGCGGATACGCACCGGGAACCGGCTCAATCCGATATGGGAATCTGTGACGCTGACAAGGTCGCCGGGTTCGAGCAGGCTGAACTCATAGCCCAGCCTGAAGGCATAGGTATTCCGGATATAGGCGGCGCGCTGGCCGACAAGCTGTGCCACCGTTTGGGCTATGTCGAGCTGGCAGATTTCGTGAGCCTCGGTCACGCTCGCGTCGATCTGCCCGAACTGATCGACGAGCCCCTGGTCCTGCCATTCCACCGGACAGGCATTGTAAGCGTTGCCGCGGTCGAGGATCTCGATCTTCACGTGGTTGGGACAATCCGCCGGATCGGCGCGTGTCACCTGGACAGGCCCGCCATCTCCCGTATTTGATGCGTTATCCCCGCCCGAACTTCCCTGTTTGATTTTCGTTGCCAGGAAATCGTCGTAGGTGAGGTCGTACCGGATTGTCAGGTCGGGCGTATATGTGGCTCCATTTGCATTGATCGCGCTGTCGCCGAGCGGCACAAATTTCAGGCTGCCGCCGCTCCAGAAAATCCATGTATTCGACAGGCCGGCCCAGCGATCAAGGGTTTGGCTGATCTGTTCCTGCGTGTCGAGCACCGGCGAAATGAAGATGCCCTGCGCGATACAGTAGGTCTTGTAGAAGGCGAGGCTTGTCGCATCGATCTGCGCGCTGTTGAGGCCGATGGAATATTGCGGGTTGGTGAGAAAGTCCGAAATGATGTCCGCGGGATTGGCGTCGCCCGCCGAGGCGCCATGCCCGACCATGGAATAGGCCAGTGGTCCGGCAACCTCGAAATTGTGGTTCGGCAAAGCGGCCGAAGAACCGAGCTTGTAATCCGAGTTTGCCAGGTAGCACAGGGATTCATATGGGATCGCCTGCGCGGGATAGTTGGCCGCAATATAGGACCAGACGGTTTGTGTCGCCGTCCCGGTAAACAACGTGAAGCCCAGCTTGACGAGGCCGTGGCTGACGCCCCCTGTGTAGAAATATTCTGTCTGATCGGCCCATACGGCTTCGATGCGATCGATCGGGCCCTCGCAAAGGCCCAGCATGACAGCAGCCGTGTAGTTGTAATTCCCCGTTCCCTTCTGACCGCCCTTGCCACCCGCGCCCTTGCTGCCCTGTTTGTGTGCCTGGAAGTTGTTGTACCAGAAAATGTTCGGCGCCATGCGGTTCTTGCCCCACATGAGAGTCACGGGTACGCCCTGGGCGGACGTCTGAAGCTGCAGGCCGGTATAAACGGTCGGCGAAGAAGCATTGGTGCCGCTCGATTGAAGAAAACTCATCGCAGGCTCCAGAGATCGAAAAGCTTGAATGGCCGCGGCTTGCCGTCGGGCAGAAAGGCAAGTTCGATTTCATGCAACGGAGAAACGGTCACGTTCTGCGTCTTGTAGTAAGCGTGCAGTACGTGGTCGTTCTCGATGATGATCCCGCCATGGCTGAAGCAGCGGCCGACCCGATAGACGATCACATCGCCTGGCATCGGCTTGCGACGCACCTCGGCACCCAGTCGGCCGACGATGGCCAGGAACCGCTCCTCGTCCCGGTGCAGATGCCATTGCGGCGGGTAGGGCCGCGGATCAAAGGGCGGCAGGAAACCGGCATCGACCGCAGAACGCACCAGCAGCATGGCGCAATCGACGCCGCCGCCTTTCACATCGGCCTGGTCGCGAAACGGCGTGCCGAGCCACGATTTCGCTTCGGCAACAAAGGCAACGCGCTCGGTTTCTTCGTTCCTTGCTTTTGCCTGAAACAAGGGATGTACACGGACGGCCTGGCTCACACTGCGATCTCCGCCGGAGGTACATAGGGATAGCCGCGGAAGTGCTGGATGTTGTTGACGGAGCCGCCGGCCACAGGTGTTCGCGTCTGGCAACTGGTCTGCTGCTTGTCGCAACCGAGCATGATGTCGAAGCTGTCGCCGGCAGATGGCGCGTCGTATAGCGGATAAGTCAGAAAGAGCGACGTACCTGAAGCAAACCGCACCGTGCGGATCTGGCCTGTTGCCGCGCCGTCCGTCATCGTTACCTTGCCATTGACAAATTGCGGCGCGCTGAACCCCGGGGGCACAGTCCAGGCGATGCTCTTTGCATTGGAACCGGCGCCGACAAGCTGACCCGTGAACGTATAGGCACTCTCCGAGAGCGCGCATCCCGGGTCGCAGAACGTGTGCAGGCAATTCGTCTGATAGAGGTTGCGCGGCGCCTGCTGGTTCATCAGCACGTTGTCGCCCTTGGCGGTCAGCGTTATTCCTTCTGCATCGATCACGGCGCCGGATTGCCGCCCGTTGAACATCAGCACATAGCCGAACTGGGTATCGCCCGGCGCCGGCATGAATACGCGATCCATCTCCGTTCGCGCGCCATCCCAAAGGCCGTTGTGAATCTGCGTTTTCAGATTCGAGAGCAATACATCCGCGCAACCAAGCCGCAATTCGAGCTCCGGAATTTCGACCGTATTCTTGACGCTGAAGCGGTTGCGGGTGATGAGCGGCGCGCCATCGCGCGCGCACAGCCATGTCGTGCCGGCAACCGACAGGCTCCGGTCGAAAGACGTCCAGTGATAGACCGTGCCGCTCACCAGCGTGTGGGTAACGAGTTCCGCAACCCAGCACGGTGAACGTGCAGCCAGAAAAGCAGCGCCGCCGCCGTTTCCATTGACAAATATACGCATTGTTCCTCCACCGCCATGCGGGAGGTTGGGATCAGTATCGGAGCGAGCAGAGCGTAATTTTGTTCAGGCCCCACAGCTGATGCATAAACTTCTCGAAATCCTGGCTGTCGGTCTGGAACCGCACGTAATAGAGCCAGCTCATATCGCAGGCGAGCGCGTGCCCCGCCGGGGGCGCGTTCGTGAACACCAGCCGCTGGTTCTTCGGCGTCGCCGTATTCAACATATAACCATAGGTCGGGTCGGATATATCGACCGGCGCACCGTCGACATAGAGGTTGAAGGGTTGTGTGGTGTCGAGGAATCCGATGGTCTCGGCGCCGATGTAACTTTCACCTTCGCCGCCCGTTCCGCGATAGCGGATCAGCGTATAGGCCGTGGTCGTGCCGTCCGTCGTACCGAGCCCGCTTTGCACGGCGGAATTATCGTCCTCGTCGTAGAACGACATGCCGCTCAGCGAACCGGTGCAGGCGAGAAAGCAGCCCTCGATCTGCTTCAATTCATCGAAGGCGCGACCCATGCGGAAGCCGTCGCGCAGAATTTCATAGGCCAGGTCCCACTCCCACAGAGGCTCCGACCAGTACGACATGCGGACTTCGCCGCCCGACTGGTGAGTCTGTACCGAGACGTTGTGCTTTGGCCGGCGAACCTTGGAACAGGCGAGGCCGGGCAGATTGCGAGGAAAGAGTAGTACCATGTCAGACACGTAGCGCGCCGTTGCGGAACTGGCGATTCAACCAGGAAAGCATCTCGCCCGATTCGCGCGTCAGCATCTGCGAAAGCGTAACCGGTTCGCGGGCATTGATCGTCGGCGCATAATGCATGTTCACATCGCCGCCCAGGCCGTTGCCATGCGAACGTAAGCCCGAGGCGAAATTCTGCGGCACCACCATCTCACCGCGGTGCAGCTGCGCCACCGTGTCGTTTTTCAATTCCCATGCGCCTACCGCGAGCGAGAGCAGGCTCGAGAAAGACAACGCTTCGCTCGCGGCTGCTGCGCCGGCCGCCGGAGCGAGTTCCGGGCCGATGATGGGAATGGCAGCAGTGGCGGCGAAAGCATTTGCTCCGGCAACCCCGGCCGCGTCCGCGATCTGGCCCATCGCGGTCGTTCCCTGTGTCGCCTTGGTCGTGAAGAGTGCTGTCAGCTGTGATTCAATCCAGTTCTCCGCGATATTCTCGCCCATGGCCAGGAAGGCTTTGATCACGCCCTGTGCGATACCGAGCATGCCCTGACCGAAGCTTTTGCCCTGAAAGATCATGCCGTCGATCGCCGAATTGAAACTCGACCTGATCGAATTGCCGAGCTGGTTCCATTTCTGCGCCTCTTCGCTCGTAAGTTGATTGTTCGCTGTTTCGACGCGCCTGCCAAAGGCGTTGATGATTGCCTGGCGCTCCTTCATCGCCTGATCGTACGCGGCGTTGCCCTTCTCAAGGCCCAGATGCGTTGCGTCGAACATGGCGAGTTCCTGGCGCTCGACGGTTGCGGCTAACGCAATCTCGGCCTGCGCGCGTTGGCTCGCGCTGGTCTGGTGGTCTCTCAGCTCCGCATCGAGCTTCGAAACCGTGCTCTGATAGTCCAGATTGTCCGACTGGATCTTCTGCTGCAAAGCCGCCTGATCCAGCTGCCGCTTCTTTTCTGCGTATTGCTGATCGATCTGGGCGGTCTGGGTCAGGCGATCCTGCTCGGCAATGCGCAGCTGGACCTGATCGCGTTGCTCCGCGACAGCATTGCTTTTATCGGCCGCGGCTTTTTCCCGAAGATATAATACTTCGGCCGTATATTTCGCCAGCGCCTCTTTGTCGGCGATGCCTTTCCAGAGTTCCACCGACTCGCCACCCATGGCCAGCTCGGCATTGTTTGCACTTTGGCGGGCTGCGATCTCCTTCAGGCTGAGACGTTCATCGGTCTGCGCGATTTCATCGGCGACCCGGCGGGCCATTTCGGCCGTTTTGCCGACCTGTTGCTGCGCCTGACTGGTGTCGGCGCTCCCGCCGAGTCTGGAGAATGCGCCCGCCAGGTCTGATATTGCCGATTCGGCGGCCGAGAGCTGTTCTTTCAAACCTGCAATATCTGCGGTGATCCTGACTGCAACGCTGTCACTCATGGCCCGCACCCGGATTTCGAGGCTGAGTGGGTCGCAACAGCCCGGCCTGACGAGCAATGACAAAGACAGCACCGATCAGTTCGAGGGTCTCGACCGACATGTCATCGAACTCGGCGCGTGTCAGGTCCGGACGAGCGCGGGTGAGAGCGGTATGGGCGATCGTCGCGAGCTGCTCGTATGTCGCCTCGTCCACCAGCCGGCCAAGGTAGCCAAGGTCGCTTTCCTGCGCCGCCAATGCTTCGTCGCGCGCCCGGAGGATGCGCGGAATAAGCCTGAGCAGGACCGGAACGACGATCTTGTTCTGGCGCGGCGCCAGACGCGGCACGGGCCACGACCGGCCGGCAAGAATGATGGCCGGATCCTGGTTTGAAGCGGATTCGACGGCCGGGTGCATCGCGGCATTCATCTGTTGCCTCTCGAAATGGTGCATTTTGCGGGCTGATTACCTGTCCGGAGAAAGGATGCCGGAAGGAGGAGTAATCAGTGTTATGTTTGTGTTGCCGTGAGGCGGCCACCGGGAAACAGGCGCATCAGTTCTTCGATGGCGTCGGCGTCACGCGGTTTCGGCCTGTATCCCAGCCAGATCGACGCAAGCAGGGCGAGCGGCGGATGCCGGCGCCATTCCCGCCTCATCGCATGGAGACGTGTTGCCGTGAGTGCATCTTCCCAGTAGTCGGGCGTCGTGCCGGGGAGAAAATTGCAAAACTCTGCAATGATCGCGTCGAAGTCGACCGGGAAGCTTTCGTCCTTCGCACGACGGGCAGTTCGCGGCTTCCGCTCCAGAAATCCCGTCTGCCTGGCGATGACCGGCAGCGCGTCGAGCATCTCGTAGGTGGCGACGGGCCAATCCTCGAACTCCCAGCGCCGAAGTTGCGGATGTGCGCGGGTCAGCGCCGCAAACACGATATCGCAGAGTGTTCGATATTGGTCGGCAGGCGCATCACCCAACGCAAGCAGGCCGGGAAGAACGATCCGGTTTTGTCGCGGCGCAAACAGCGGGACGGGCCATTCGCGGCCGGCGAGCAGGATGACGGGGTCGCGCATCACTCGCTGAACGCAAAGGTGCCCCAGTTGTTATTCGGGTCGGCGAACGCCGCAAACTCAAAATCCTGGACCGTATAGTCCGTGTTCTTGAAGGGCAGACTCCATTTCGATCCGCGACAGGCATTGAGTTTCAGCACCAGCTTCTTCTCGACGCCCTGAACGAAATAATCCTGCTTCGCCTGTAGCTCGAACACAGGCCCCGCGCCCATCAGCTGATTGGCGAGGCTGAGTAGCACGAGCGACGTGGCGCTGTAGCTGTAATAGGTGACCATCGCGGCGCCGTCATCGGCGGCGGCGAAAGTCAGCGTGCCGGTGCCCGCCGCTCCGGGAATGTATTGGCCCTGCGCAGGCGCCGCCGTGACCGGCTGCAGTTGCGCGCCGCCGTTTGCATAAAAGACGCCGAGGTCTTCGATGTAATGCGCACCGTTGGCGACGGTGTAGGTGTAAGGCGACGACACCGGAACGGAGAACGACTCCGAAACCGCCATGTCGATGCCGGCATTATCGGTTTCCGTCTGGCCCAGAAGAGGATTGTTCACGCTCGCGCCCTGTATGCGGGCGAACTTGGCCTTTCCCGTCACTTTCATGCTGGAAGGCGCGACGTCGATGGGCATCTTGTAAGCGCCCGTCAGTTCCTTGAGTGTCACATCGATATCGATCTCGAGATCCTGCAGCACACCGAGAAAGGACGGTTTGGCATTGGCGATGTCGGTGCGCTTGCCGATCGCTGTACCGACGCCGAAATTCAATTGCATGGGATTCTCCTTGTTGCGCTGCCGCCGCGCCTGGGGCGTGCGGATCGGGTTTCAGGGGTTGACCAGGATTTCGACGGGGACCATGGCCTCGGACTGACCCGAGAGGCCCTCCGCGATTGTCACTTGGCCGGCAATCGCGGCGTGTTGGACAAGGCCGCCGAGCGTTTGCCGGAACGAGCCTTGCGGCGTCAGCGGCGGCGCCAGTGCGTTCGTCAGTGAATCGAGAAGTACGTTCATCTGCGTCGAGACGGGTTGTGTTGGGTCATTGCTTTCGCAATAGACAAAGAGACGGCAATTGAGCGTTACGATTGGCGGCATGCCGATGCGCGCGTTCCA